CTTGAACCATCCGTGCCGTCATAGCGGTTATCTGAGAAATTCACTCCGTTGACCTGCGCCCAGTTGCCTACTCGGTTGCCGTTTGCTGTGCCAAACAGATCAGCTTTGATGTTGAATCCACGGAAAGCGTTATTCCGCACAAAAACATTAGTTCTTGAAATTGCCGATGTTCCTGTGTCGTTATAGAACAGATTAGAACGCTCGCCAACCACAGTATTATGAGCAACTATGCAGCTATCAACAGTTGTAATTGCATTGTCAGCAGCAACCCAAAAAGCCGGTTGAGTACCAGAGCGTGCCTCAAAAATATTGCCAACAATAGCAACGCCCGTTTGGTTTGAAACGCTACATGCTGAAAAGATTTTAAAGCTACTAGTGGTGCAAGATAAAACCTTGCTGTTGCATATCAACAGATTGTTCTGCACTGGCGCAATATTTCCAGTGCCTTTTTCCCCAATCCCCTGATCCCCGTTTGAAGAGAAATTACACGCCACAATTGCATACCACGGAGTTGCCTGGAACGGCTCTGTACCAATGCATCCGTTAAACGCATAAGCGACTCGGCTTGTAGAGAAATCCTCAAAGTCATCATCTGCCAAAGAGCAGTTCGTATACCAGCAACCCTCGCTCCTGTATCCATTTCCAATAGTGGCAAGAACCGTCTTTGTAAATGTGCAATTAATAAACTGAAGGTGCGCTCCTGCGACATTGTTTCCATCAAGATATCCAGAAGCATTGACACATTTAATATCTGTGAAATCTTTGTAAACAAGGTGTTTGGCGCGATAAATTTTCCATGTGGACTGCAGCTCAAGCAAAGCAGTTTCGCCAGGATAGGGAGACACTTCAATCGCATAGTTTTGCTGCGTTACAGAGGAAGGGGTTGACCCAAGCCAATCAAACGTGCCTGTGCGACAATAAATCACTGTTGCACCAGACTGCAAGGCGCGACCAATAGTGAGGAAAGGTGTGCTTTCAGCAGTTGCCAATGTTGTAGACTTCGCGCCCGTTCCGTCATTGCCTGTTGTTGTCACGACTGCATAATCTTTTAATGCGCCAGTCTTGTCGCAAGTACAGGTGATTTGAGTCAAGCCACGGATGTCATCAGTTGTAGTGGTGTTGGTGCTGGTGTCAATGATCGAATCAGCATCCCCTACAGTAGGATAAACCACAAACTTCAGGGTGATATCGTTGCCCTGCGTCATGCTTGTTAGCGGAACATTTAGATCATAAGACTCGTAATACAAACCGCTTGCACTCATCAGGTGCTTGGTCTTGGTGGTTGCCGTACCAGTGACGCTATTCACGCCTTCCGTAGCACTCAGCGCGACACAAGCAATCCCATGCCCGTGATAGGCAATGCAACCCATATCAAAAGCAGCCTCTACGCGCCGCCATGCGGGTGTATGCCCCCATGCCCATTGAGCAATAACCTTCGGATAATCCAGTGTGGAATTGTTCGTTACAGCAAGATTGGTTACTGCTGCACTTGATTGGCTTGCCCCACCCGTATTCACGCACCATCCTGCGGAAATGGTGACAGTCGGATTGGTTCCAGATGTACCAGCACCACCATTCTTATCATCGTTGTATACGCAATCTGACAAGGCCACGCGCACAATCATGCTGCCAGGAGTGGTCGTTGTATCTTCGTCTTTGCTTGCATTGTCCGGGTAAGGTTTACGGACGGCGATTGTTCCGTACACTGTGCGGGTAACAGTGCCAAGCACCCCGCTGCTGTTGTACCCCTCGGATACCACAGTCATCGTGAAAGTGGGAGAGTCAACAGTTGCAGGACTGTCATCAAGCGACCCGAAATCGTATGTCGCTCCAGTGGTAAAGCCTTCAATGGTCACATAGCAAGACCAACCATCAGCCGCAACGGAAACGCTAGTAATATCACCTGTAGCCATACGTTACCCCTGTTTTGCGCCGATATTAGAAGGCGTCTGTGACGGCGACCCACCGCCACCCAACACCCTAGCCAGCCATGCAACCGGAAGTCCCATATCAGCTCGCCTTCACGACGTAGGTGTTGTCAGCCACCCAGATCACCGCCAGCAAATCCCCTGCAGAAGTGGTCGCCAGGGTCGAGCCGATCAGTGTGACGCCGCCGGCTGCCACGGTGCAGGTGCCGGTGGAGGACTGCAGCAAAGCCACACCGAAGTCCTGCGGCAGACCGGAGGGAATGGTCAGCGTGTAGTTGCTTGCACCGCTATTCACCAAAATGTTGCCATCGTCAGTCGCAGCTGCGCTTCTGGTGGTCAGCTGGGTCGATACGACCTTGCGCGCAAGCTGGTTGTCGCCGTCCGGGTTGGTGTCAATCTGCGTGGTCGCAATCCCTGCCGACACAAGCGTGGTCTCCACGCCGCCGGCAAGCGTTGCAACGTCATTTACCTGGTAGACGTCCCACGGCTGCAAGAATCGAATCGTCATGGCTTAACCTTTCACTTGTTTGCGCGCCTTCTTCGGCGCAGGCTGTTCATCTGCTGCAGGCTTGGTGGCATCGATCCACTTGGCCGCCTTGCAATCCTCAACCAGGTGACGGGCGAATGCCTCGTCGGTGCGGAGGATGGTGCCGGGTTCCAGTGCGCCGTAGCGCGATGTCACGACGGTGTTGGTGATCTTTACCTGGGTAAGCATGCTGTCCACCTTTACAGACGGGAAACACAAGCGGCCCCCGAAGGAGCCGCTTTAATTTCCAGCCTGATGATTAGGCCGGAGTCAGGTCACCGGCACGGACGGCTGCCGGGACTTCGGTTGCCCGAGCCAGACGGCGCTCTGCGCGGATGGTGATGAGGTTTTTGGTGAAGTTGTCGGAATCGCTGTCGGACATTTCGACCACCACGCCCTCGCGGTTGTAGACGGTGTATGCCTGACGGAAGTTACCGACGGCCACGTTGTCGGCGGTCATGCCGACGGACTGGATCACCGGCACACCGAACAGCACCGGCTGGCCGGCGGCGTTGATGTTGAACGGCACCTTGCCGGCCTGGGTGGTCAGCAGATCGATCTCGATGGTCGCCCAGTCTGCCGGATTCAGCAGAATGCCGTCGGCCGGATAGCCGGCAGCCCAGGAATCGGCCATGATCTTGCGGATCAGGACCAGCTTCTTCAGCGTTGCGCCCAGGTTGGCATCAGCATAACCGTGGGCGGTGTAGTTGCCTGCATCCAGGATGCCGCTGATGTTCGGGGCGGTGCCGTCACCGGAGACCAGCTGCGTTTCCACCTTGCGATTCACGCCGTAAGCCAGGCGATTCTCGACATAGGCGGCCAGCGCCGCGTTGTCGCTTGCCAGCTGGCGCGAAATGCGCAGATAGTGAGCGACGGTGCTGATCGGCATGTTCACCAGCGTCCAGGTCAGCGCAGATTCGGCCTTTGCGGCACCTTCAGCGGCTTCCGCGGCGTTATTGGTGTATGCGTTTTCCTTGGTGAACTCGACCGCGTTGCTGGAGGTCGGCACGCTGTTCAGGAAGGCTTCCAAGGTCAGCGGAGCGGCAGCGCCAGGCACGATGCCAGGCTTGCGATCCGGGGCGACGTTGGTGTCGGAGCCGGTCAGGGTGTTCTTCACTTCCAGGCGCATCTTCTGGGTAGCGCCGGCGATGAAGTCGCGGTACTTGTCAGACTTGACCAACTGATCGCCCCAGCCTTCGGTTTTGGCCGGCTGCTCGGCTTGCTGGGTGCCTTTCTGCTCGACCATCAGCAGACGGTCAGCGATTTCCTTCTGCTGGGTGCCGAATGCGTCCAGTGCGGCCTTGGTGTCGGCGGAGACGGTGCCGAACTTGGCTTCGATCTCTGCCTTGGTGGCAAAGTGTTCCAGTGCGCCCTCGATCTTTTCGAGGGACTTGATGATGACTTCACTCATTTTAGAGTCCTTTCAATTTCAAATTGATGGCGGCGACAACCGACAACGATTGCGCCTCTGCTTTTTGCGTGACCTGTTCGTCATCCGCATCAGGCGCGGCATCCAAAACGGCCTTGAAACGTGCGATCAGGTGTTTAGCCTGGTCGCGTGAGAACGGTCCAACGTCACGCAGTAGCCGTTCAAATTCCTTGATGCTGGAAATCTGCTCGATGTCCTCGGACTTGACGCTGCCGAGGTCGATCCGTGCGGCGCTGTCCGCCGGGAAGATCACCGGCGACACCTCGACCAGGCTGGACCAGTGACGGATGATGCGGCCGCCGTCTTCCGTCTCGTCGTAGTCGCCGGCCTTCAGGTAGCCGCCAATCGACAGGCCGTCCAGCGTGCCGTGCTTCAGCGCGGCATGCACTTCTGCGGCCTTGGCGATGCCAGGTGTGAACTCGCCCTCGACATAGAGGCCGTTGTCGTCTTCCTTGGCGACCGTCCACTTGCCGATGGGCATGTCCCACAGGTGGTTGTAAAACATCTTCGGCTTTCCGTTCTTCTTCAGCGTGCGCTCGAACGCGCCGCGCAGAATGGTGTCGCCGTAGGAATCCACGCCGCCGAACTTGGAGGCGTAGCCTGCGAAGGTCGCGGAATCTCCCTCGACCTTGATCTCGCAGTTATTGAGAGACAGTGTCTTGCGTGCCAGCATTTTGTGTTCCTTCCATTTTTCCAAGCATCTCGATTGGAGCAAGGTTGACCTGCGCGGTCAGCGTGTCACCGCCAGGCAGGGGCGGCTCGTTTTCCAGCTGACGGCAGAAATTACTGGTAAAGATGCCGTTCTGCACGGCCTTCGCATACACTTCCATCCGGTCCTTGATGTTGGCCCGCAGTAGCCCCTCGAAGTTGAACTCGACGGTGTACCGCGCGCGCTGCGCCGGGGTCATCCCGCGCTTGCGGATGGCCTGCTCGATGTTCACCAGGCCGGGCCGGATCGTGAACTTGTAGAAACCCTCGACGATCTGCTCGATGCCGCTGCCCCAGGTGGTCACGTTGGAGTGGCCGACCATCACCGGCGGGACGCCGAACCAGCGGCAGATCTCCTCGACCGTGAACTGGCGGGTGGTCAGGAGCTGCATGTCTTCCGGCGTCAGGTTGATCTGTTCGTACTTCATGGACGACTCCAGGACGTACAGCCTGGACGACGTGCCGGTCGCCATCTCGGCAAAATTCTTCTGGATCGCTTCGCGCTGTTCCTTGTTCAGCACCCGGTCGATCATCAGGATGCCGGTCGGCTTGCCGCCGTTGGCGAACAGCTTGTTTGCAGCGTTCTGGGCGTTGGCAGCCTCGTTTGCCGTGGCCCGCATGTAATCGAGGCGGGCCAGCCCGATCACGCCGTTGCCCATTTCCTTCAGGTGCAGGACGTTCTCAGCGGACAGTACCAGGATGTCGTCATCGATCCGGTACAGGTAGACCGTCGAGCCGTCTTCCAGCACCTGCATCTCCACCTGGTCTGCAGGCATCGGCCAGAGTGCGACGGCCTCGCCTGCGCCGTTCCGCTCGATGCGTGCGTAGCCGTTGCCGCGCAGCAGCAGGTTGAGCAGCAGCGCCGTCCAGAATTCCACCGGCGTCATCCGGCTGTTCGGGCTTTCGTGCAGCAGCTGCCACAGCAGGACGTTGCGGGCGACGGTGCGCTGGCCGTCGGTGTTGGCGTAGACGATCAGCGGCAGCGTGGCGATGGTCTTGGCGATGCGTTCGACGCAGCCCCAGACAGCGGACAGCTGCAGCGCGCCGTCCGAGCCGACGATGGCGGTGCCTTCGATCAGCTGGGAAGATGGGCCGACGTGCTGCCGGCCTTCCTTCTCGCCCAGCGACCAGGAGCGGACCCAGCCGATAAAGTTTGTGTATATGCTCATCCGATCACTGGGCTTTCTATGAATGCGGAAATGTCCTCGGACACTTCTCCGCTGGAGCCGCCGAAGGCCATCGCAAGCGCGACCATGCCGTCGATCCGGCCCGTCGATTTGTGCTTGTCCAGTTTCCTGTTTCCGGCGGCGTCCTTGGTGATCACCGCATTCGCGGCGCACATGGTCAGAACAGGGTGCGATCCGTGCGCCACCCTGCCATTCAGTAATTCAGACTCCAGCATGTCGATTGCCGGAGACATATCCTTGAAACCCTGCCCGAACTCCTGCAGCGGCAGCTCGACGCCGATGGCGTCCAGTTCCTTTTTCAGGATATCGATCCGCCAGCGGTCATACATCACCGCCTGCACATTGAATGACGACAGGATGTCGGCGACTTCCATCGCCACGAATTCATAATCGACCGTGCTGCCCGGCGTCGTGCGGATGTATCCCTCCCGCGCCCAGACGTCGTATGGCGTGCGGTCGCGGCTGGCGCGGTCTGCAAGTCCGTTTTCAGGTGTCCAGAAGTACGAATCGACATGCCACACGCCGTCGATCCTGCCGATGATCACCATCGCCGTCAGATCGGTGCGGGCCGACAAGTCGAGACCAGCCCAGACCGGCGACTCGCCAAAGTCTTCAAGCTCGCCGGCGCAGTTCTTCCAGACCTCGCGCGACACGAACGGCGAGAACACCGTGATGCGCTGGTTCAGGCACAGGTTGCGAAACGTGTTTTCTGCCGACGGCATGCGTGCCGCCTGCTTCGCCTGTTCTGCCAGGTCGTCCAGGTTGCGGAACAGGCCGAGCGCAGGGTTGGCCGCCTTCCATGCCGCCTTGTCCAGCAGTTCGCACTTGTCTGGTGCCGCATAAATGTGCGACACAATGCGCGGATCGCCTGATTTCTCGGCGTCGTCGATCCCTTGCGAGAACAGATCCGCGTCGGTTGCAGCCTGCGTCGAGATCGCCACCAGCAGCGGCGCTTCGTGCGCGCCCTGGGAAGTGGTGATCGCATCGACGAAATCGTCCTGCGGGCCTTTCACCTGCCCGACCTCGTCCAGAATCGCCAGCACCGGGGACAAGCCGTGCGCCGTCTTGCCCTCGGCAGACAGCGCCTTGTATTCGACATTCATCGGAATGCCGATCAGCTTTTTGCCGGAAGGTATCACGCGCACCAGGCGGCTTAATTCAGGCGACAGCTGCACCATCTTCGATGCGTAGTTGTAGACCTGGGCAGCCTGCTCCCTGGATCGCGCGCCGGACACGATCTGGCTGTTCAGCTTTGCCATCGGACCGACCAGATGGGCCAGCATCATCCCTGCAATCAAAGCCGTCTTGCCGTTCTTTCTGGCAATCGACATATAAGCCCGGCGTGTGCCGTGCGGGTTGTCGTAAATCTCCCTGATAAATCTTTTCTGGAACTCGGCAAGCCGGATCGGCTGCCCGACGTCCTTGCCTTCCGGGATGATCCCGTACAGCTCGATGAACGCGATTACGCGCTCGCCGTCAGACTTTCGCTTTTTCATTTCACCGCATGGATGCGCGGTATCAGGTCGCCGTCGGCAGAATCCATGTCAGCTTCGATTGATTTTTCATGCGCCCGGCGGACGCCGATCTTTTGCGTGTCCGTTTGCGCGCGCGCATGCAGCGCCAGAGACCGCCGGAACGACAGGATCGTGCCTGCGTGCATCTGAATAACCGCTTTACGCGGATTCACCACCGGCGTACCCTTGTCGCTGTATGCGATTGCACCTTCAACACGCAGCGCCTGCTGCTCTCTGTTGAGGTCTGCCATCGTCCGCGAAAGCATCGCGGCCAGCTCCAGCTGGTGATCCGTCCACTCGGATCTGGCGAATTCGGCGATCACCGAATTCCAGAACGGCATGTCTTCCGCAGTCAGCGGAACGTGTGCCGGGACGGTGATCTTCTTTGCAGACTTGGCTGCGATCTGGACTGCGGCCTCGGTACTAGTGACTTTTGCGCGACGTGCCATAGCGTGAACCTATCGGAAAGTCAGCTTTGCGTTAAAAGAAAACTGCGAGCGGGGATCGCAGCCTGAATAAACCAGACTTTTGACCCGCCCTTCCGTCTTTCAATTGATTGTTTCTATCGGTTCCAGTGGTGCCTCGGATCGGTCGGAGAACCGTCCAGCCTGGCACCTACGCTGCGCCCGGATGTTTCAAGCCGCTGCTTGTGGGAATCATGGCAGTGCTTGCACAGCGCCTGCCAGTTCGATTTCTCCCAGAACCTGTCGTCGTCACCGCGATGCGGGATGACGTGATCGACTACCGTTGCCGGCGTCACCTTGCCGTGATCCATGCACATGCGGCACAGCGGATGATCCTGCAGGAACAGCTTGCGCTCCCTTATCCATCGCCTGTTGTTGTACTGGAGTCTGGACATAAAAAAACCCGCTCGATGGCGGGTTGGTCTGCATTACGTTTTCAATAGACGCAATGGTGCACGCGGATAATCTCACAATTTTTTTATGCGTGCAAGTGTTTCACTAAAAATTTTTCAATGCACGGATAATCGCCGCACGTCCGCGCAGCTCCCATTCCGTGACTATCGCCATCAACACGCCGAACTCGCGCTCGATAGTAAAGCGCCACTGCTCCCTGGTGCAGCCTATGGCGTCGATGTAGTGCGCATCCGAATGCCTGCCTATGCCTGACCCGCAGCACGCCTTGCACTGCACACGCAAGGTCATGACCATCACCTCGCCAACGCCGCCACACTTCCGGCACAGGTTTGGCACGATGACCTCCTGCAATGCGAGCATGGCGACATTGGATCTGAACTGGTCATCGATACGGGTCGAGGTGATGATTGCCCCGTTGATCAGTGCAAGCAGCCGCCTCGCCTCTCTCGGATCGTCGCAATACTTGGCGCGCATCAGGTTGGATGGCGCATCGCTGCCCTTGATGGTCGCCAGTGCTGCCGCTATATCATGCCCGGTAAGCTCTCCGAACGATTTGCCGTCCACCTTCTCCTGCCATCCCATGACACCCGCCTGCATTTTGCTCATGATTTCCATGCCTGCTCCCTCGCTTGCCAGTCGTCCCTGCATTCCCTGCTGCACCATCTGCCCGTAGCTATCTCATCGCCGCAGTTCATGCATGCGCCGTTTCCTTCAGGAATCACCACAGGCGCAGTCATCATCCGCCGGCGCTCCTCCATGGCTTCCATCCTCTCCTGCGACTTGTCCGCGTCATCCATACCCTGCCCC